CTCACTATAAACTTAAACGGGACCCCTTGCGGGGGTTAGTCGGCTACATCCACATCGGAGGTAAAGCTAGAAAGGTTGATGTTAAGTAGCTGATGCGGTTAATGCGGGATAACCCAGAACCCACGCCCACTCACACCTTAGGCCGAAATACTATTTCTTACGTTCTTTGGTACTAGATTCTGATACCATTGCGCCAGATGAAGTACGCTTAAACGACCTATTCTTGGACGGCGATTCTAATCTAATACCGTCGGCATTGCTACCACCTTTTGAAAGCGCTTTGACGTGGGCTACATCTTTACCTTTACGGCTAACGCCTTCCTTATCTAACTTACGTCTTGCGCGTTGACGTTCCATCCTATCAGGATGTTCACCACGCTTCTTTTCCATATCGTATTCGTGCTTATATGGTCTAGGTGATTTTGTGTATGGCATCTCTTACTCCATGTATATATGGGTTATTTTCTTCTACCTTTTGCTTCAAGGAAGCTCTTACTTTCGTGCATGTACTCATTAGATGCTGCTCCCTTGCGTATGATTTTCTGAAGGCTTCTTACTACCGAGTTCAATGACGATTTTGTTAACCTTTTCGAGTCCGTGTATTTGTCGGTTTCTTTCATACCTGCGTTCTCTCCCATAATTTCTATACTCAACATCAAATAATTCTTTAAGTCCGGGCAGTAGTTCTTTTAATAGTTCCTTGCGCGATATTGGCATTTATTGTTCCACCATTTCTCTAGTGTAAGACCCTATAAACTCACTATTTTTTACGCCATGTATAAAATCATTGTGTACGTTTTCATATATATCAATATCTTGATCAAGCACTCGTCTATGTGCGGGTTTACATTCATCTGGTATAAAACGCCCGACGGGATGTAATATGCCTTTATGTATGAATAGTTTAAAAGCCGCCATCATCTATCCCTGTAATGTTCACATGTTGACACCGGACACCAACCGCACAGTGGCGTAGGATTCTTTTGCCACATATCTGTCTCGTAAGACATCTTCAAGCGTTCAATGTCACCCGTAAAGCTATCCCACAACTTAGCCTGCTGGTCTCTCGTATACTCTTCAGCTATGAAATTATTATGCAATACAAACATAAGCCCAGCCTTGACGTTGTTTACCTCTGGGAAGTGCGCAAATGTCATTAGTGCCATTAGCCTCAATTGTTTTACATCTGGATACTTGTCGCTGCCCGTCTTGTAATCAACAATAAACGCTGTGTCACCGGATACAATCATCAAGTCAACAATACCTCTTACCCAATAATCTTTCGCTGCCCAAGTACACGGCTCACCCGCTTCAGTCATCGCCATTCGATGTTCAGGATACCTCTCACCATCGATCTCCAACAGTGGATCAACCATCGCAGCGAACCTCTTGTAATTGTGGGGTAGCTCTTTGCCGTCTTTCGCGTAGTTTTCCAACGCGCTATGTACTTCAAGCCCGTATAACATCTGATGTGTTGGTTTTGTTTCATACTTCTTTAGCACCTTTACTTCGTAGTATTGATTAGGACAATTAATATACTGTTTTAAACTGGAGAATGACCACTTAATCGGTTGCATAGTTTTCCTTTATTTGTTAACACTCTCCATAACTATGCCCGTATTTTGCTTCACATGCAACAGGTAATGTAGTTGCCCACGATGGTGGCGTAGACATCTTCTCAATAATAAAACTCATCGCTTCGTCTTTGACTGCTTCTGGTACAACGATCACTGCTGCGTCATGCACTGTCAGGACAACTCTATAGCGTTCATTGATTGCCAACATTTGCTCGCCCACGACGATTCTTGCTAGAGCTTGAACTACGTTCTCCACTACTGCGCCGCCCCAAATACTTATCTCACCACGCCTAGACTTGTATTTATATTGTGACTTCTCACCTTCTGTATCGAACCGTAGCTTTGGGTAGCGAATCAATAAACCGTTCGGCAGGTATATACCATCGCCTGTCACCTGTAATACTTTATGTTCACCTAGATAGTATGGGTCGCTCTTCTCATCCCAATTGCATATCTCTTCCAACGCCTTGTCACAGTCCTTCCATAGCGAAATGATATCGCTGTTAACATCTCTATAAAGATTTACTATAGCCTGACATTCCTCATCATCTATCACAGCTCCGGGGGGTTGTGTCTTTAGCGTGTGCTGTAACTTTCTCCAGCCAGTGCCATAACCCAATCCCAACACGCAAGTCTTACCTACGAATCGTTCTACTGGGTCGGCTTTCGTTATTGTACGGTTGTACACTTTTGACGCAAAGATTGAATATACGTCATCACCGTTACTGAATTGTTGTACGACATCGTCTTGTCCTGAAAGCCAAGCCAACACCCTAGCCTCAATTTGGGACGAATCACAGTTAATGACCACGCAGTTGTCAGGGGGTAGTACTGCGTTTTTAAGTGCTTTCTTTTTCTTATCTCGGCTAGGAAGGTTTTGGAAGTTAACCTTGTCACTTCCGCTCCACCTACCTGTGTGCGCTCCATAATATTTAAGTGGGATGGGGAGTAATCCCTTGTTTCGCTTTCCAATGTCGATGAATCTTGAGATTCTAGACTCTTCCAGAGTTGATTTAGTTCCAAGTCTGACAGCACATAATTGTTGAATGAATGTATCTTCATGTTCCGACAATGAAATAAAACCTTCGTCGTTCTTTGCCAAAGCAAATGTTTCTTTTCCTGTTGTTGGACTGACTTTTGTAGGGGGAGTAATCCCATGCTCCGTAAGGAGTCCTGCAAACTGTTTATTACTCGCCAACTTCTTCCTAACAGCTTCTTCATCATCGCACTTCAACCTTTCTTTTAATGTAGCAAGGAGATCATGCTTCTCTTGTTTGAGTTCTTCTAATCGTTCAACTAGCAACGCATCATCTACCTTGAACGCCGGGAATATAAACATCCTTAGTGTCATATCAATGAGTTTTATCTCATCGGCGGGGAAGGCGGGAGCCATCAAATGAAATAACTTATAAGTTAACTCCACGTCATTCTTGCAATACTCACCATACTGTTTAAGGTCAGCCGCCGCAAAGTCCTCTAGCTTCTTGCCTTTAGCCTCTTCAACTTCTGTACCTTTCTTACCTATCTCATATCTTTCAGCCAACGCTGCAAGACTTCCACCCGCATCAACGCCGTGGAGCGCGCGAGCCATGCTTAGTGTGTCCAGTAAGAAGGCGGGCTTGATACCGAACCGCCACGCTAATATCGCACCATCAAAGAGAGTGTTATGACATAGCAACGCTGCATCTGACCAATCAGTTAACTCCGTCAACTGTTTCTTTATTTCCTCATGCGTACCTGTAACCCAGCGTGCCGGTTCATCATCAACTTTAACGCCAACGCCGATCTCTTGAAAGCGCTTGTCACGAATGTACTCTTCAGTCGTCATAGTACGAAAGCCAAAGTCCTGTGCGTAGTACGTTTCGTAATCCAATGTAATTAAACTCATTTACCGCACACCCTTTTCTTTGCTTCTGCTAAATCCGATTCGAACCACCACTGTACACACACGTCATCTACTTGCTTGGTCGTAAGTGAATCTGCCCCCGCTTTGTATCCTCGTGCGTACTCAGCCTTCATACTATCTTTCACGCCAGACACAACGCCTATAATTATTAAACTTACGCCAAAGAGAAACCATACTTTATCCATTACACCCCCTCCGCTATTCGTAATCATCTTCAATAAAGTAATTGGACACGCGCGTCTTTCTATCTTCATTGTTGCGTCTTATTTCAACCTTTTGCATCTTAATTGCGGGAACATCTTTTGGTTTGTACAACCCACGCTCGTCAGGTAGAGGAACTGGCTTCTTTATCGGGGCAGGTATTTCCTTCTCCAATGTATAAATTAACTTATTACACACGCTACACTTACGCCGACGCTTTACACCATCAACTGTTATTTCTGTCTGAACTACGGGGGTCTTACTGTTACAGCAATACATAATCAAGCACCTAGCATAGAGAAAAAAATAGCGATTCAGGTAACCCTGAACCGCTAAATAAAAGGTTAGATGTGTGAGGAAAGAATCTCACGCTCGATGTACCACTTAGCTTTCTGCAAGTCCTCTGCACGATCTCCTTTCAATCCGGCTCGTGTAATATACTTCACAGCGTTGCCCAAGTTATAGTTAAGATTCTTTGCTTCGATAAAGTCAATCGTCTCTATACCACCTGCCGTATAGTGTGGCGGGGAATTAACCATATCAACTTCAGGTTGTCTTTCTATATTACCTTGCAAACGAATCTTCGGACGTATTGATTCTGACGATGTTTCCATGTGTAGTAATTCTAATTGCTTAGGTTCGGCTCTCTTAACTTTCTTCTTACGCATAGTGCTTTGAGCGTAATAGACTGTATCAACGCTGCATCCTAGTATCTCCGCAATCTTACGCGGTGTCGTGTAAGCGTTATTTTTTATGTATGCACGCACTTTATGTGCGGTTGAATTTTTACGAACGTATTTAGCCATTGTTAGCCTCCCTGTTTAATTTAAAAAGAAAATCATTACGATACTCTGTTGGCGGTGTCCACCCATACTTACGCCACACCTTTTGCACATCTGCACCTGCTGTCCATCTAAAACTATCGCAAGCGACACTACTACGGTACTGCTCTACTTCACCTTTCGATGTTTTGTATCTCGCCATGTATTAACTCCATAAGGTTCTCGACATTTGTTTCATCTATTATGAGCGCAACACCGCCGCTCTCTCTTATCAACTGCAACTCTCTTAGCTGAAGAGCGGTTGGCTTACCACCGTTCGCCTTGTACTCAATCCCGATGAAGTAACCTCTATAACAACATACGTCATCGGGTACACCTGCACGACCATACCCACCAGAAAACGGGGGAAAGTGATACGCCCCCATCTGGTCTAATATAATCCTGCCCTTCTTCTTTACCTTACTCTCCGGTGTTGCCATGCTCACCTTTCAATGAATCTAATTCGGCTGTGGTTAATACTAAACAATACATCTCTTGATTAACTCTCCAACCAATAAGATTAAACCCGCTGTCCTTCGGTATGGTGTACACATCTATGTTAGTAACACCTCTATCTACTATTTCACCATAAGGTGAAGCGTTAATCATCGATAGCTTGTGCTTTAACAACTCAGGTAGCGTATCAACATCAAAGCGTCGCCTAAGATTGTGTCCAACGTAGATAGTGTGTATCCCGTCACTTATGTGTACTGGCACTCGATAATGTTTATTACTATCTCTGTGCTGTACGGGCGACAAGTTAATCTCATTCATGAATGAATAGCCAATTAGATTTTAGGATACCTGAATGTGTCCAACGACCGTTCTCATCGAAACCCACAGTACGAAAATCTGGTAGGTAAGTGTCACCAATATTAGTGAACAACCCACTCTCCCCATGAGCAATTTTAACCCCATCATTATTCCTACTCATCTTCTCTTGCATATAAACCTTTAGCATCGTTAGAGTAGGTATTAGATCAACGCACTCATCAACGTCATGTATGCGCTTGAACGGTTCAGCGATAGAACATCTCGATGACACTAAACTGCTTTCATCGTTGATTGCCCATAGTGGTTCTAGTATTAACTTACCTGCCATGAAACCCATCTCGTCACGCACCAATATACTCATAGGTTTACTAAACATATCAACCATTTCGGTTCTACGTTTCTCTCTCATAATATCAACCTGTGCGTATTTGTCAAACGTATCTTTAACTTTAGTGATTGATTCTATTGATAGCTCATCGAGACTTCGATTGTTTAAAACTATCTTGAGTAGGTTATGCACTTCCTCACCACTAAAGTAATGACCACTCTTACGAATCTCACCGTACTG